TCCACCTTATCCACCACATCTTCCACCGATGAGCGGACCTGCTTCATGGCTTCTGAGTTGCCTTCCTGAGCCAGTTCTACGAGCCGTTTTGCGTATTTTTTCAGCGGGGCCTTGTCATCGGTTTCTACACCGAGGGCCTCAGCTATGGCTTTACTGAGCAGCATTTCAGACCGGCGGCGCTTCCATCCGTCGGACTTTAGTTTCGGGTCTGGTTGGTTGTCCTTGCTGAACGTATTACCCTCTGCCCCGGTAAAGGGCTTAGGAGGTAGTTTTTTGGTAGTTTTCGCAGACATAGGTATTCCTACGGACAAAGTTACGTTATTTCGATTTACCGAGCGTTAATACATCCCTGGCAAACTGGATCGCAGCGGTGCGGGTCATGGCGTGCGTAGGGCTGATTGGGTTCAGTAGTACGCTGACATCGGTATGCTGATCGAACAGCTTGCCTATCTGTTCATCGGTTGGGGT